GATTTCGCATAAAATCTAGCGATGCTAAATATCTTTATTTTGGAGATATTACGATGTATATCGCACATAAGGAGCGTTGCAGTTGTGACAGGGGATACAAAGAGTACAAAACTAAAGATGGAAAGTGCGTCTGCGAGATATGCTACTATGACATCAAAATTAAAGATCATCACAAAAACAACTACGAAAAATACAAAAATACAGGCGGATATGAAATTCCTACTACTGCTTATTTTCCCTCTATTAACATCATGTACGTATAACGTTTCGATGGCATGTGTGCAGGGTACTAATTCTGATGTTATTGACGACAACGCTACACCTACGGCTAACGTCCGCGCAGATGTAAGCGCTCCAGTAAAACTGCCGATGTAAAGCTGCTTTACAGGTCATGTAGTTCAAAAGGTAGAATCGAGCTTTAACGCTGCGGGATGTGGGTTCGAATCCCACTATGGCCAAAAAAAAGGGCATCGAAACCTCTTCGATACCCACCCAATACAAAAATGACAAGTAATCTTACCATAGCACGTCAATTTTTTTTGTCAATCATCTCTTGCAGTCTTTTAATTTCAAGTTGTAGTCTCACGATCTCATGACATAAAGTCATGGTCGCTTTAGGAGCGCTAAACTCACCAGTACCATCTTTTTTTATCTTTTCGAGCCTGTGTTGCAGTTCAATAAACGTGTATTCACTTTCCATCTATTTCGTCTCTTTGTTTTGTTTCAAAATCCAGTGCTTGCAATGATTTCCAACTAAGCTGGTTTGGTTTATTTTTGCCCTGTTCCCACATGTGGATAGTGCGGGTGCTGACGCCAACCTTTTCACTAAATCTTTCTTGCGAAAGTCCAGTTCGTTTACGTAAAGCTAAGATTTCTTCTGGTTTCATTTAGCCACCATTCTTTCATAAAAAGCTCGATTTTCATCTTTAATTTCTTTCAAAATATTTTGTGTCTCCTTGCGGTGTTCATCCATCTTTTTATCTAAATGTAAAAAGTCCGAGCGCGCTTGACGTGTGGCCCAAAGAAACAAAGCCATATTGCCGCCAAGTATTGTTAAAACTTGTGTCCAGTCCATTATTTTTTTTCCTTTGTTAAACGGGCTTATCGCCCCTGTTTATTGTGCATCCCCGAAACAGTCACCAAGACCGCAACGCTCGTCATAATCGTAGTCATAATCATCACCTTCCTCCATAAGATCTCGAAGAAACTCTCGGGCTTCTTCGTAATCTAATGATTCGCGTTGCATGATGCGTTGTATTTGAAAATCGTTCGATTCTATGATGTGCATGTTTACCTCCATTTGTCTTGTTTTATGTACATGATTATGAATAAGCTCATAATTTAACGCAATAAAAACATGAAAAAAAAGAAAGAATTGACAATTTATTGCAACGTAAACCGTTGGGTGATATCGTGAAACTTAACACAGAGAGGGTTATGAGCGAGAAAAAAACAAAATCTAATCTAAAACCACCTCCACGGCCGCCACTAGGAAATAAGTACGCGGTTGGAAATAATGGGGGCAGACCAATAGAATATACACGCGAGCGAAGGCTAGAAATTGCTGAGGAGATGATTGAATGGGCTAAAACTCATCCTGATTGTCTTACCGTTCCTCACTTTACTACTAGTAACGGATATAGTACTCATACTTTAGTAGAATGGGCAAGTGAAGACCCTGTGTTTTCCCGAAAATATAAAGAAGCTAAAGAATATATCGGAGTTAATAGATTTAATGCAACTAGAGTTAGTGAAGAAGAATCTCTTCTGACTGGCAAAAAAGCACTGGACAAATCCATCTTTTTAAGACATGTCGGGAACTTTGACTCTGATAAGCGTACGTTTGATCGCGAAGAGAAAGCGTTTGAATCGGGTCTTAGACAAAAAGAAGCTGAAACCACGGCTATGAGCATGCAACAGCTCATGAACCAAAAAGCCGAAACAATCGAGCAAAAGTGATCATAAAAGAGGCATTAAAATCAAAATTATGGCGTCTAAATCATTTATATCGGATCGTAGATAAAGAAGGAAATTCAATTCCTTTCAAGCTCAATCCTGTGCAAGCGCAAGTACTCGCAATTGATCATAAGCGTAAAATTATACTTAAAGCCCGCCAGCTAGGCATGTCAACGTTTGCCGTCCTAGATCTAGTCGATGATGCTATTTTTACGGAGAATTTATCATGCGGTATTGTGAGCTACTCACTTGAGCATGCGCAGCATATCTTTAAAAAGATTATCGGTCATGCGTTGGATACCCTACCAGTTGCGATACGCCCTTATGTCGGTATCACTGCTCGCAGTGCACGAGAGATTTCCTTTAGCAACGGTTCCTCAATACGAGTCGACACGACACTTAGGGGTGGATCATATCAAAACGTTCTTGTCTCAGAATTCGGAAAAACATGCGCGCGGTCACCCCAGAAAGCGGAGGAAATCGTTACGGGAACTTTGCAGGCAGTAGGTGTACAAGGTAAACTTATCATAGAAAGCACTGGAGAAGGTAGCGACGGTTATTTTGTAGACATGGTGCTTAGTGCTGAACTTCACAAAAACCATGATTTAACACCGTTAGACTATTACCTATGTTTTTGTCCGTGGTTCCAAGAAGAACATTACAGGCTTCAAGGAACGGTAGATCTAGACACAAAAATGTCTGATTATTTTAAGAAGCTTGAAAAAGAATACTCAATCAAACTTGATGATCAGCAAAAAAAATGGTATGTCCTACAAGAGAAAGTCTTAGGAGATAAGTTAAAACAAGAATATCCAAGCACAATACAAGAAGCCTTCCTATCAAAATCTGACGCGTATTATTTTGCTGAGGGTATCCAAAAAGCAAATGAAGAAAAACGTTGCTTATATGCAAATATTTATGATTCACTTTCGCCTTTATATGTTGCGATGGATATTGGTTTAAATGACCTGACCGTTATAGTATTTTTTCAGATATGCCATGGTGAAATACGAATCGTTGATTACTACGAGGATAAAAATAAGGATGTGGACTTCTATGCAAAGTTCTTGCTTCAGGATAAACCTTATCTCTATCATACGATTTTCTTGCCTCACGATAGCACTAAGCGAGATCCGCTGGATGTACAGAATTCCTACGAGAGGGATTTCCGTCGTTTATTTTCCGGAACCAATTCGAAATTTTATGTCTTACCACGCCAGGACAAACAACAAAGCATCTCATACGCTAAAGTCAAACTTAGTCGCTGTGTATTTAACTTGGCTAAAGTTAAACCACTCGTTGATCAGCTATGCAAATACAGAAAAAAATGGGTGGAGCAAATCGGTGCGTATATCGAGGATCCCTACCATAATACCGCCTCTCACTACTCAGACGCTTTTATGTACGCAATGCAGGCCGTAGGACATCTTGAAGCAGCTGGTGGCAAAGGCGATGCTCTTGCAAAACATAAAGCTGTCACAGAAGCTCGGTATAAAAGAGTTATCTAGATATGTAAAAGCATATCTGCATATAAAAACACCGTCTTCTTATAAAAACAAATATAATACTTTGACATGTCATCTTAGGAATAAATAATATGAAATTTATTTGAGGTGAGATGTATACTGACTGCGAAATAAGAGGCGAGTTTCAAGAAAACTACCGCTATGCTAGTGATTTCTGGGCACCCTATTTTAAAGATGCTCAAGTTTATACTCTAGCAGCGTCAGGTTATACATGGTCTGATGACGAGCGCAAATCTCTTATCAAAGAGGGCCGTGAACCTCTTGAATTCAATATCATTCGTCGCCCTCTTCAGTTTTTCTCCGGGTATCTACGCGACAACATCAATGAAATCATCTATGGGCCTGTTGAAGGATCCGACCAAAAAACAGCTGATCAATTCACTAAACTTGGCTACTACATTTGGGATAAAGGACAAGGATTTCCTATTTTCTTAGATGCCTGTGATGAGATGTTTAAATCTGGCATGTCCCTTTGCGGTATCCAGATGGACTACTCAAAAGATTTTATTAATGGCGACATATCGTTTTTTAAGCGTACATATAATTCATTTGTGCTTGATCCAACTTTTGAAAATATCTCTCTTAATGATTGCTCTTTTGCCATCACAAGAGATTTAGTCGATAAAAATGTTGCTAAACAGTTGCTACCATTTATTGATCCTAAAGAAATTGATGATTTGCAAATGTCATATCGTGACGACAAATTTATGCAATATCACCCAGAATTTACGACATTCTCGCGTAAGCGCAACCTGTTAGCTTATGACCAATACTATAAGCGCACATCGCGAAAGCGTAAGATGCTAGTTGATCTAAATAACTCACATTACAGAGATATCACGGATCTAGACAAAGATGAACTTGATCGCCTTAAACTAGGTCTATCTAGAATAGAAAGGCTTAAATATTCAGGCGAAGGCATTGATTCCGAAAATCTGCCCAATGTCGAGATCATGAATGTTGATCGTCCATATATTGAATTGCACATACTTCTCAATGGCATACCCTTTTATTGTGGAGAGGACAAAACTGGAATTGTTGAAACCTATCCTTTTGTTCCAGTCTTAGGATACTTTGAGCCTTCAATATGGATGCCATCACAAAGAGTCCAAGGTATTGCTTCTTGTAACTGGTCTATGCAAAGACAATTTAACAAGCGGCACATGAAAATCGTTGACATGATGGATTCTGACATTTCAACCGGTTTCAAATACATGATAGGGTCTGTCGCTGATGTAAACGATTTGCAACAGTCAGGACAAAATAAGCTAATCGGTATCGACCCAGAAAATGCTCCTGCCGGTATGGACTCTGTACAGCAGCTCCAAGGGGGTGGATGTAATCCAGCTTTAATTGAATACCAAAAAGTTTTAGATCAGCTTTCTCTAACTCTCTCAAACGTCAATGAATCCGTCTTAGGTGTTGATGAAAAAGGTAACACACAAGTTTCTGGTCGTTTAGCTGAGGTTAGAATAGCACAAGGTCTACGTGGCAATAGAAAACTGTTTGATAATATTGAGACAGCCCAGCAAATACTTGGCGGACTGATTTTGAAGTGTATGCAAAGTACCTATAGTCCTGGGAAAGTAGCTAGAATCTTAGGTGAAGAGCCAACACAGCAGTTCTATGACAAAGATTTTGAGCAATACGATGCAGTCATCAAAGAGGGTGTACGCAGCAAATCTCAGAAGGATGCTTACTATTACGAGCTTGTACAGCTTAAAAAAGACCAAGTGGTGGATGTTCCGCAATCTGAAATTGTCCGTGCGCTACAAATGTCTGGTTTAAGCGATCTGCAAGAAGCTATCAAGGCTCAAGAACAAAATATGGCACAGCAGCAAGCAAAAATTGATGAGCAAGAACGATTAGCGCTGGAGCTTGCAAATGCCCAGAAAGAGCAAATGCTATCTCTCGCGCAAGAGAGAAGAGCAAGAGTCATTGCAAATGTTTCTCTGGCCTCTGAGAGAGCTTCAGAAGCTGAAGAAAATAGAGCACAAGCAGCCCTTGCAAGAGCTAAGACCATCACCGAAATTGCAGCCCTTCGCGATGATAGAATTATCAAGGTACTGGAGTTTGTGAATATGCTTGAGCAGCAAGAAGCTGGGGATCGTGAAAATATTGACCAGAAAATACATGCTCAATCAGATCAAATTAATACAGAAACGCAGGGCTCTGCTGAGAATATGCAGCTAGAAGCCCAGCAACAAATGGAGCAATTTGCTCGCCAAAATATGCAAACAATGCAAGAAGGAGGCTCTTAGAGTTCAGTAAACTCTAAGGTATTATGATGGTATTTCATATGGCAAGAATGACAAAGAATAGCAAGATTATAGAGTTCATTGTTTTCTCTATTCTCATCAATATGATGAGCATCAAGCTTCTCGGTTTTTTTGCAAATAATACATTCATTTGGAAGTTCGCGGAGAGCATATTTTCTGTAGCTAAACTTACCTCTAATAAAATTGGGGTTTTTATCCCTGACTTTATTTTTACTTCGATTTCCAGATTTGTTGTAGCATTCATTAGAGCAAAAAAACGAATTATCATTAGATTTTCTGAAATTAGTTCCACAAACCTTGCAAGGAATCAAAATAATTTCATATCTCGATTTGTTAGAGCAACTTATTCCGCAAAATCTTCTTTTTTTGGTTTTGTGGTGTCTAAACTCAGTGTTACATACCGCGCAATTTGTCAAAACATGGTGATCTTCACTGTAGCATTTTCTAGAGCAATACATCCAGTTGCCGCGGTTTTTCCGCGTTTTAAGAAAGTTTTTTTTACAATTTTTACAAATTCTATCCATTATCAACCATTATACCATAGGAGTTAATTATGGCATACGATAAATCAAGCGGAAGCGGTGGGAAAAAAGGTCTTCTGCAATCAGGAAAAGGCATGTGCTCATACGGTTCAAACCCAATGTCTGCTGCGTCAAGAGTATCACCTATGTGTGGGCCTGGAATGAATCCACAGCAAAATAAAGCTAACAGGCTTTTGCAAAAAGCGCATGCTGAAAATGATTCTATGCGTGGAAAAGCAGGGATGTAAAGCGGTTTTACATGAAATTTGACGCAGCCAGCGGATTAATTTTGCCCGAAGATGTCATAGATGAGAAAGCTTCATTGAAAAAAGTTATAGATGACGTCGTGGACAAAACTGTTATGCAACACCAGCATTTGGATCAGACATACTTTCTAACATTACACGCCAAGTTTAATGATAAGGGAGAATTCTGCATCAGTCCGCCTTATATCACGTATAAACTGCCTCAGTTCATGACAAATAGCTTTGTATTCTGGGTCTGCAATAGGAAATCAATTTGTGAACTACTTTGGATGGTTCCGGCCAAAAAACCTGGACAAAAGCCAAAGCCGATATTTAATGAAAACGGTGTAGCCTACCTACAAGCAAAAGGCGCAATGCCGTCATGATCGGATAATCTCATGCTAGTTACGTAAAAGGAGGGCATTTATGCCAGACGAGGAAATAGTAACACCTCAAGAAAACGCAGGAACAGAGCTTGCTCAAGAGATGATCCAAGATCAAAAGATCGAGATCGCTAATGAGATAGCTCAAGATGATCTTCCAAAAGAAGACCACGTGCCACTTTCTAAGTTTATTAAAGAGCGAAAGAAACGGCAAGAAGCAGAACAAAGGGCTATGCAGTTCGAGAAGCAGAAGCAACAAGTTGAGGATCATTCACAATATGAGTCCGCAACAAGAGCCGATCTCGGACAAACGCAAAATGTGATTATACGGATTGTGGAAGAACGCCAATGGGCTAGAAACAATCCTGAAAAATACGAGCGTCTGCAAGCTAACTTAGAGGATTTTTTAGAAAAAAAACCCTATTTGGCAGAAGCGTTAAAGCACGCTCCTAATCGCTGGGAAGAAGCTTATGAGTTAATGGACGCGCTCTCAACTAAAGAACGCAAAGTTGCTAAGCCTGTAGAGAAAAGAAGGGATGCACCAAATTCGCCAACTTCTGTACCTAAGGCTAGTGCAATAAATGAAGTTAAAGATTTCATGGCCATGACTGATGCTGAATACCGCGCTTATAGAGAGTCTAAACGTGTACGTCGATAGGAGTACAACGAGGAGACACTAATGTCAGTAACAAC